GAGCTGTGGCTATGTCCGCACGCGGCGTATGGCGCGGCGTCCTACCTGCAGGGTGCCGTCGCCGAGGCTCGTGCGCTGCTCGAGCGCAGCGGTGGCTATCAGACGGTTCTGGAGCGAATGGAGGCTGCCGAAGAAGAGCGGCGGGTAGATGCTCGCGAGGCACGCCAGCAGAAGAGCAAGCGACTGGCTGATTCGCTCAGGTACGAGTGACATGCCCACCACCGACGACGACTACAGCCCCGAGCGGATCGAGTACTACCTGAGCCACTGGGCCGAGTTGCAGGGCGCCGCCGAAGGTGGCACCGGTTCGCTTAACGGCCGCGGCGGAGGCAACCGCGATCGGCTCGCGCTGGCGTGCCTGATCGCCGACCTCGAGCGCGCCGCCGACGATCTGCCGCAGCACTGGGTGGGAACGATGCAGATCTTCCGCCTGCAGTCGCGCGGCCGTCTCTGGTCGCAGCGCAGGCTGCAACTCGAGGACGTCGGCCTGCAGACCGCGGTGCTGCGCATGGCGCGCGCGCTGGGCTGGAACGCGTAACGGTGGACTGGCTGGTGCCGTTCGTGGCGGGACTGTTCGTCGGAGCGTTGAGCGGGGCGCTGTTCGCGAGCGTGCTGTGTGCCGCACGTCGCTGAACCAGAAAGCCCCCGGCAAGTCGACCTGCCGGGGGCTCTATGGCTGCCGGGTGCTGTGAAGACCCGCGCGCTAGTCTAGCGCTGGCGGCGCGCCTGCCATTCGGCGTACAGCGCCCCACCGGCGATGACCAGCACGATCAGGCCGCCGAGGATCACGCCGCCGAACGGATTCTGCAGCGCCGGGATAAACAGCACAGCTGCCAGGAGCGCTACTACCGTGAAGGCTACGGCCGCGGATTGTGATTGCGTCATGGCTGACCGTTCTGTCCACGTTCGCGGATGGCGCGTTCGATGCGTTCCAGGCGCTCGCCCTGGTCGCCGAGCAGGACGATGATGTCGCGCAGGAGCTGGCGGTGTTCTTGGAGTAGCGTTGTGTGCTGCCCCAGCGTGGTATTCAGGTCGGCTAGCGCAGTCGCCTGATTCTGTTGAATGCTGGCCACCTGGGCGAAGGCGTTTTCCAGGCGTTCGACGCGCTCGCTCAGGGTCATAACTCTACTCTCCGTTCGAGACTTTCGAGCGCCAGATGTAGAAAAGGTGGGATGCCCTGGCCGCCAGTTTCCCAGCGCTGGACGGTAATCCAGCTGACACCCAGAGAATTGGCCAGGCCTTTAAGCGTGAGCTTATGAGCACGTCGCCACGCCCGCAGCTGGGCCGCCGGGCCGCGCCGTGGTTCGCTGACATTCAGCGCTGCAGCTGCGCGCGCTGCCTGCTCGGCACCGGCAGCGCCGGCGCCAAATTGGGCCACAGTTGAGCCTGAGCGCACGTCCAGGACGTGCCAGGCGCCCTCGCGGCGCTCGGCTACGTAAATCTGGGCGTACTGTTGAGCCGGTGCGAGGGTCATGGCTTATCGACTGGTATGACGGTGTGCGCCAGCACCATCACGCCGGTGCCGTCCGGCTTGCTGCAGATCAGCGCTGGCTCAACGCGTACTACCGTCAGCACGGTTTCCTCGCCATCAAGCACGCACGTCACGGTTTGACCCGGCACGAGCACGGCCGGGTCGACGTAGGCGGGAAGTTCAAACGTGTTCATAGTTGGGTGCCTTCTTTCAGAAATTGGACGGACTGTTGAGCCCGGGTGCGATGCGCACTACGTGCCGCGGATTGCGTCCGGCGATCGCGCGCAACACGAGCGCCGGATCCGATGCTGCGGTGTAGGGTGTTGGAATTTCGTTGGTCCCGAACGCTTCGCGTACGAGCGTTTCTTCTTCGCCTTCCCATCGCGCTAGCCAGCTATTGCCGCGGAGTGTCAGGGTGATCATGGTGCCAATCCTTGCTCAGTCTGTGTCAGCCGGCGCGAGACGGCGCCAGCCACCCCGGCCGTAGACCATAGGTGTACCGTCGGCTGCCGTACCGTTGACTGCAAAATGGTCCGGCGCGGATGCCTCACGTTTGTCGACGTTGTGGCCGGTGCGCTCAAAGTGCGCGTTGGCCGCGTCATACGAGTCTGTGGTGAACGTGCACTCGACATGTCCACCGGGGATGTCGCCGGAGCACACATAACGGCTCTCAGCCGGATATTCCCAACGATCCACCGGCACAACCGGGTTGACGTAGTGGCGTGAGGCTAGAAGAAATACGTAATCGAGTGTTCGGCCACTACCGATGATCCGGCCGGAATCGAGCCGGCGCGCTGTCCAAGAATTCCTGCTACGGGTGAACTCGTACTCGCCATCGTTCGTGAGCCATCGGCCGGGTGCGTCAGCGTAGGTATTGCTTCGGGTGTACATGATCGGGTGCCAATCCTTTGTGAGTGAACGCTCCGGGCCGCTCAGGCAGCCCGGGCTGGAATGATGACGAAACCGGAGGTATCACGTTTGCCGCGGCCTTTGGCGGCCAATCCAACAATGACTCCGGCCGGGTCAAGGAAACGCAGGTCATCGTTGTCGCCATCGATGACGGGCAGTCCGGCATACGTGGCCGGCAGGCTGTGAAGCTTGCTCTTGAAGACAGCCGCCACATTCCCGCCGGCGGCCAGCACCCTGTCGACGTCCGCGTGATTCGATTCGGCGCGCGAGAATGTGAGCGAATAGTTGGCCGGGTGCTGGCCGGTGGCGTTAGCGATCGCCCGCTTCGGGTGTTTGGTGTAATCGTAGAACGTAATATCGGGGAAGGTTTCGAGTACCGTCCGGCCGTTATTCAGCCGAAGCTTTTCCCATGGCAGATCGGACGTACCGTTGAGCCTGACTACGGGAATCAATCCCTTCGCACGCGCCCGGCGAATGTGCGTCTCAATGGCGCGCACTAGCAAGATGTTGAACAGATAGCGGTTGAGGAAGAACAGTCGCGTACGAGCGATACGAGCGCGCTGCACATCGTTCGTCACTTCGCCGGCCTTGACGATGCCGCCATGGCCGGCCGTGTTCAGACAGCTGGCCGTGCAACCGTCGGTTGCGTACTGGCAGACGTCAAACCCGGACAGGTTGGCCGGAGCGAAATGCATGATTGCGGTCGAATAGCCGCGCGCCCGGCCTTTCTTTGTCTTCGGGTTGTAGCCGTCGGGCGTGAGCAATTCGACGAAACCGAATTGTCGGTAGCCAGCTTTGCCCGAGAGAATCTCGGTAGCCGTGACGATGGCCATGTCGCTGGCCGAGAGAATCGTTTGCGACCGTGGCGCAATGATGGGGAGCGACTCTGTGTGAGCCGTGGTGTTGGGTGCCATGTCGAGAATATATCGGATCGATGTATTGAGCGCAAGTATTACCGGCGTTGACTTGCGGTTGAGCGCTGAACGTTTCAGAATCACGCGCAGAGAGCGAAGCTGTGCCAGTCGAGCGCGGGCGGCCGCGAGGCCTCGCCCGGAACAGTTTCAGGCAGTCTGCGCGAGCTAAACGTGCGTTCCTGGAATCGTATGCACAGTGGGCAAACGTGAGCTATGCGGCTGCAGCTGCGAACGTCAACCGATCAAACATTTACTACTGGCAAGAGCACGATTCCGAGTTTGAGAAAGCCTTCAAAGTGGCAGAACAGGCTGCAACAGAACGCCTTGAGCGCGAAGCATGGCGCCGTGGCGTTGAAGGCTCACCCTACAAACGGACGTCTTACTGGCATGGTGAGCCGGTTGGGACCGACGAAAAGATTGAGTACTCGGATCAATTGCTCATGTTGCTCTTGCGCGCTCGGAAACCTGATCTTTACCGAGAGCGCCTTGACGTTGCAGTAGCTCAAGTAGTGAAGGCTATCGCTGGCGTAGATCCTCAGAGCGTTCTGTAACAGACAACGGTTGAGGCTAATCCTCGGACTAGACTCAAGCGGCTAGTCTCCGAGCCGTCACAGCGACCCGTGAAACGTAGGCGTGAACAATGGCCGGGTGGCAGTACCACATGCCCCCGCGCGCGCGTGAGTCCAAAAATCCTATAGAGCAAAATCGGTACACCGCACATCGAGCAAAAGCAAAACCTGAGTTCATGGCTGAACTGAAGCAGTGCCCTGCCTGTCGAACGTGGCACTGTGGTGCGGTCTGCTCTCGGTGCCGTGCGCAGGACGAACGTCGACGTTCAGGCAGCTGGCCGCGTCACATGCAAACTGGAGCTGGAAGTGGCGAGCCCAGGACAGGAACTCGCCACTCTTCACCCGCGTGTCGGACGGCAGCGCGCGCTACGCAGGTCGCCGAAATTATCGAACTGAGTCGCCGGCATTGCAAGCAGGCGCTGAATACCATAACTGTGGCTTATACAACTCCAGACATGGACGGGCCTGCCTGCTATCTGTGCGGTGGGGTCATTGCGCCGACGACCGGATCAGGCAAGGATCATGTTGTTCCGCGTATGGCTGGAGGGCGTGAAGACGCCGCTAATCTTCGACCGTGCTGTCGGCAGTGCAATCGTCTCAAGGACCGCTGGACGCTCGAAGAATTTCGTCAGCGTTGCGAAGCTGTGGTGTACGGATTACCTGACCGCCACTTCGGACGCCCCGTGCCGCCCGATCGTGTGCCCCTGTACGAGCGCATCCTCATTCACATGGGCTGGTGAGCCGTTGAACGCCAGCTTCGATCTGCTGCTCGCCAGCATGCACGCCGTCGGCACCGAGCTGTCTGAATCTCAGAACCAGATGCGCAAGCACTGGGGGTTGCACCTGCTCGAGGACTGGCGCTCGCTCGAATTGCTGGCAGACAAACTCAGAGAGCAGCCTGAATCTGTTCAGCCTCGGTCCGAGACAGATGCCGCCTAGCAACAAGCTCTCGCAGGCGTCTGTGCCCGCAACGGTGGAGCACGGCACCGAGACGAAGCCCGAGGAGGCGCCCTACCAGCCGTACGGGGCTGCCCTGGACCTGTTCAGGAACAGGAGCCGTGAGGTGTTGCTAGCTGGACCAGCGGGTACGGGCAAGTCCCGGGCGTGTCTCGAGAAGCTGAACCTGATCGCCATGCAGTTACCGATTCGCGCCGCCATCGTCAGGAAGACCAGAAAATCTCTGACGCAGTCGGCCATGGCCACCTTCGAGAACAAGGTCCTTCCCAGGCCGAATCAGGTCAGGTTTCACGAGGGCGACCAGGAGTACCGCTACCCGTCCGGTGCCAGGATCATGGTGGCTGGCACCGGACGGGTAGCGGTA